CAAAGTATACGTATTATAGAGCTTGAAAATAAAATGACTAAAGAAGAATGTGCTAATTTAAAAGCTATGTTGGAATCAAATGATGAAGCATCTGTAATATTAGCTAAAGAAATAATTGATAATGTTGAATAGTATAGAGTTTGAAGATTTTTTAACTGGCGGTGTTTCTAAGATTGAGAGAGAACTGCGCATTTATACTGGTAGAGGTGGAGCAGATATGATTAATCATCTTTTTGCAGTAGAAAATTCAGTTGGTTATGTAAACTGGTTACTTGAAACAAAAAAGATAAATAAAGAGACATCAGATAGTCTTATCATGATGTTAAAATCAGAAGATAGAGATAATTATAACATTGCAATACTTGCAATAGAACAACTAGCAAAATGAGTATAGTATTTAAAGCAGATGATCACAGTTACACTAGTATTGAAGGTGAAGAACAAATCAAGTGGACTAGTGTAACAAGTCTTATATCAAAACTTAAGAAGCATTTTGATAAAGAAGGAGTAGCTAAAAAGGTTTCTAAAAATAAAAAGTCTAAATGGTATGGGATTAAACCTGAAGATATCATTAAGATATGGGATGATGAAGCATTAAGAGCTACTACATTAGGTACATATTATCACAACCAAAGAGAGGCTGATTTATGTAGTCTATCTTCATTAGAAGTTGATGGTGTTATTATTCCTATTGTACCTCCTGTACCTGAAGTAAACAATTTAAAGTATGCACCTAGTCAAAAACTTGAACCAGGAGTATATCCTGAGCATATGGTGTTTTTAAAGTCTGCAGGTATATGTGGTCAGTCAGATTTAGTTGAAGTAGTAAATGATAAAATCAACATCATTGATTACAAGACTAATAAAAAAATTGATACAGAATCCTATAAAGACTGGGATGGTATTAGTGATAAATTGCAAGAACCGGTATCACACTTAGATGACTGTAACTTTAATCATTATGCTCTACAGTTAAGTATCTACATGTACATTATGCTTAAACATAATCCTAGATTAAAACCAGGTAAAATGTTTATTCATCATGTTACATTTGATTTAGAAGGTGAAGATGAATATGGGTACCCAATTACTAAGTATGATGATAACGGTGATCCTGTTATCAAACAGGTAATACCTATGGAGATTCCATATTTAAAAGAAGAAGTAATAGCAATTTTAAAAAGCTTATAACATGTATACTAAACTATTTGACATACAGAATGGAGTAGTAGTACCAACAGAACACTGTTATACTCTACGTACTCTTAAAAACATAATGGATAAATATCCGGATAATCACCTTAAGGTATATCAGTACTTGTTTTATATGACTTGTCCTAATCCAGATTCTAATCCATTCTTCCATACTCCTGAGATAGATAAAGAAGAAATTATTATAGAGGAGATAGAAGCAGATTTTTCTACAGAAGATGAGGCCATCAGGCAAGCATTAAAATTCTGTGAAGATATGTATAGCACACCTACATCTAGAGCATACAAAGGTATAGGAAGTATGTTGGATAGATTAGCTAGATACATGGAGACTACGGCTATTAGTGCAGGTAGAGATGGAAATATAAATTCATTAATTGCAGCAGCTAAAAACTTTGACCAGATTAGAGCTTCATTCAAAGGAGTATATAAAGACTTACAGGATGAGCAATCTAGTAAGGTACGTGGCGGTATAGGTATGGCTTATGATCAATAAATAATTATATGGAAAATATATATTCAGATATACCTACTTGGGATAATGGTACTTGGACTACTACATCTTTTGAATCTAGAAAAGACTTTGGTGACTTTGTCTTATCTATATTTAAAGAACCGGGTCAATATAATTTTAATGAGATAAGTAATCAGCTATTTAATTCTGAGTCTACAAGATTCAATAGAAATAAAGTATATTGTGTTGCTCCATTTAAATCTAAAGACTTTATTAACTACTGGGATGATCAGAAAGCTAAATGTAGATTAGGACTTATCATTAAAGATAGAACTAATACATGGTACCTTACCAGGGATTATTACATGTGGTTAAACTTCTTACCTATCTTTGATAAGGAGGAGCAGAACTTTGGATTTGCAAAAATCAGGGATGCACAATATCACATGGCATTATATGAAATACTTGCAGAGATAAACTACATGCACGTAGCTATTCTTAAAAAACGTCAGATAGCATCATCATACTTTCATGCAGGTAAGCTTATTAATCAGTTATGGTTTGAGGCCGGTGTTACTTTAAAGATGGGTGCATCACTTAAAGATTACATTAATGAGAAAGGGACCTGGAAATTCTTATCTGAATATGCAGCTTTCCTGAATGAGCATACAGCATGGTACCGTCCAATGTCTCCAGACAAAGTAATGATGTGGCAACAAAAGATTGAGGTCAGAAAAGGAGATAGAAAAACTGAAGCAGGTTTAAAAGGAACTATGCAAGGTATGTCTTTTGAGAAAGATCCAACAAATGGTGTAGGGGGTCCAGTAAAATACTTCTTCCATGAAGAAGCAGGAATTGCTCCCAAGATGGATACAACATTTGGATATATTAAACCCGCACTTAAATCAGGTATGATTACTACCGGATTATTTATTGCTGCAGGATCTGTAGGGGATTTGGATCAGTGTGAGCCCTTAAAGAAAATGATACTAGATCCATTAAGCAATGATATATATGCCGTTGAGACTAATCTTATAGATAAAGATGGTACAATAGGTAAGTCAGGTTTGTTTATACCTGAACAATGGTCTATGCCTCCATACATAGATAACTATGGAAATAGCCAGGTAGAAGAAGCATTGGTAGCTCTTGATGAATTCTTTGCTGAAATCAAAAAGAATAAAGAAGCTAAAGATTACCAGCTTGAGGTGTCTCAGCATCCAAGAAATATAGAAGAAGCTTTTGCATTTAGAAAAGCATCTAAGTTTCCTCCACATCTTGTTAATGCACAAGTAAAAAGAATAGAGGAGAAAGAATACTCTTCAGAGTATCTAGATATATCTAGAGATGAAACAGGTAAAGTAAAAGTTAAGTCAACTAATAAACTACCTATAGCAGAGTTTCCTATATCTAAAAAGACAGAAGATAAAACTGGTACATTAGTAGTATGGGAAAGACCAGTACCTGATCCAACATTTGGAATGTACTATGCATCAATTGACCCCGTGGCAGAAGGTAAGACAACTACCTCAGAATCACTATGTTCTATATATGTAATGAAAGCACCGGTTGAAGTAACTAAAGTTACTAACGGTGAAGCAGAGACTTTTATAGAAAGAGATAAAATTGTAGCTGCATGGTGTGGTAGATTTGATGACATCAATAAAACACATGAAAGATTAGAACTCATTATTGAATGGTATAATGCCTGGACAATAGTAGAGAATAATATATCTCAGTTTATCAATCATATGATAACCAGAAAAAAACAAAGATATTTGGTACCTAGAAATCAAATAGTATTCTTAAAAGATGTTGGAGCTAATGCTAACGTATTCCAGGAATATGGTTGGAGAAATACAGGTACATTATTCAAGAATCACATGCTTAGTTATACTATTGAGTATCTTACTGAAGAAATAGATCATATACAAAAAGATGATGGTACTACAGTAAAGATACACTATGGTGTAGAAAGAATTCCAGACATCATGTTGCTTAAAGAAATGCAAGCTTATCAGGATGGACTCAACGTGGATAGACTCGTAGCTTTTGCTGCACTAGTATCTTTTGTTAAAATTCAACAAGCTAATCTAGGTTATACTAAGAGAGTTGTAATGGATGATGCAAGTAAAAAGTTGCAAAAGTCTGAAAATTTGTATAAATTAAAGAGTAGTCCTTTTAGACATATGGGAAGAAGTGGTCTTGGTCCAAATCAAAAGTTAAATAGATCACCGTTTAAGAATTTAAAATAAAAAAATATGCAAGTATATAATGCGCTACAGCTTAAGAAAGGAGCCAAAACAGAACATAATAGATTAGGTAGTATTACTCAACCATTACAGTTTATCCCTAAAAAGGAAAAAGATGACAAGTGGGCTGCATGGAATCTTGACTGGTTAGAGTGGAATGGTCTTAAACAGATCAAGAGAAATGCGCGTAGGTTAATGAAAAATTATAAGTTAGCCAAAGGTGTCATAGATAAATCTGATTACATTGTAGAGGAAGATAATGACTATAGAGATATCATTGAGACGCTTACTAAAGAGGATGCATCTGCACTTGAGTTAAAGTTCTACCCAATTATACCTAATGTTATTAATGTTCTTGTAGCTGAGTTTGCTAAAAGATCAAGCAAGTTATCATACCGCGCAGTTGATGAAGGTTCCTATAATGAGATGATGGAGCAAAAAAGACAGATGGTAGAGGATGTACTTATGTCTGATGCAAGCATGAAGATTATATCAGCAATGATAGAACAAGGACTTGATCCAGAATCTGAAGAGGCTCAACAACAATTAGCACCAGAAAAACTTAAATCATTACCTGAAATAGAATCTTTCTTTAAAAAAGATTACAGATCAGTTGTAGAACAATGGGCTACTCACCAACATGAAGTAGATGTTGAAAGATTCAGAATGGATGAGTTAGAGGAAAGAGGTTTCAGAGATATGCTTATTACAGATAGAGAGTTCTGGCATATGCGTATGATGGAAGATGATTATGACGTAGAGTTATGGAATCCTGTACTTACATTCTATCACAAATCTCCTGATGCTAGATATATATCACAATCTAACTGGGTTGGTAAAACAGATATGCTTACAGTAGCGGATGTTATTGATAAGTATGGATATATGATGAATGAAGATCAAATGGCCTCACTAGAAGCTATTTATCCAATTAGATCAGCAGGATACAATATTGGTGGTGTACAGAATGACGGATCATTCTATGATGCTACTAAATCACATGAGTGGAATACTAACATGCCTTCATTAGGATTCAGACAATATTCAACTGCCGCAGCTAATAATATCTTTAATGCAGGAGATATTGTAAACTATATCTTAAGAGAAGGAGAAGATTATTATGATCAAGGTACAGCATACTTATTGAGAGTAACTACAGCTTATTGGAAATCTCAAAGAAAAGTAGGTCACTTAACTAAAGTTACTGACTCAGGTGAAGTAATTACAGAGATCATTACTGAAGATTATAAAGTAACTGATAATCCTATATATGATACAAGACTCTTTAAAAATAAAACTAAAGACAATTTAGTATATGGAGAGCACATAGATTGGATTTGGATTAATGAGGTATGGGGTGGTGTAAAAATTGGACCTAATATTCCATCATTCTGGGGTATGAATAATCCTGGTGGATTTACGCCACTATATATTGGTATTGATAAACAAAACATAGGACCATTAAGATTCCAATTTAAAGGAGACAATTCTATATATGG